AAACTCTTGATTGTTGCCAATCAAAGCATTGATGTAGTTTCTGAATAAGTCGAACAATACCATACCGCATATAATGTTTTATGTTTCACAATCACAAACCGAAAGTGTCTTTACTCAGGTTGTCCCAATCGATGCCGTCATCTTCATCGTAGAGGTCGTTGATAGCGTAGCCGAGAATATCAACAAACTCATCGTGCGGCGCAAACGGGAACGCACACACTTCGTCTAAGAAGTCATCGTTCCAAGAACCGCCAACGAGATAGACGTTGCCACACTCGATGCGTGGTGAGACAACTCGAAAGCGTGTCTCTTTGCTATCTACGGGAACGGGCGTTCTTTTCACGTTCAGCGTGCTGATAGCTTTGAGCATCTGCACAACGCTCTCGCCGTTCGCCTTAGGCTCAACGTGCAGCTTGCTCTCTTTCGTTGCTCCGTGCGCCGACATATAGTCAGGCAAGAAGCGAAGCAGTTCGGGCATCTCTTTCCACATCTTGACGGCGTGTGCGATGTAGATGTTTTGCCGTATCTTGCAGACTGCGATGATGCCTGACGGGTCATTGTCAGTCTTTTCTTTCTTCTTTCCGTACGCTGTATCGAGATAGAACTGCATCGGCTCATTGAAGCGCAGCGCAGTAAATTCTTCGAGTGAGATGCGCTGAAACCAATCTCTTTTGACGATGTTTCCGCCCTCGATGACGGGTCTCTGTTGATATAGTGCGCTGAACTCACGTGGTGAGCGTTCTTTCTGCTTTTGCAGCTTTTCGAGCGAGTGTCGCTCAGGCCATAGCGCATCGCCAACGTGTCTGTTGCTCAGTCCGCCGTCTCTGTCTGTCTCGCAGATAGCAGGAATTGAGAGTACGTGCCATTCGTCAGGCTCAGCCTTCAAGATGCGCCCTGCCAAATCGTCTTCGTGCCAACGTGTCATAATGAACAGTTGATGCGACTTGTTGTGAAGACGTGTTGTCAAGACTGTGTTGTACCACTCCCACACCTTTTGACGATACGTGATTGAGTTCGCTTCGGCAGCGTCTTTCACTGGGTCATCGATGATTGCTATATCAACGGGCGTTCCCGTCAGAGAGCCACCGACACCGACTGCTTTGTAGAAGCCTGAATGCTCGACTGTCTCGAAAATATCGACATTGCGCAGATAGCCTTTTTTGTCGCTGCGATTAGAGCCGTTCAGGTACGTGTCAGGGAATATGCGCTGATACTCATCGCTGTCGATGATGCGCTGCACTGCACGTGAGAATTGCTGCGAAAGGTCTGCGCTGTACGAACAAGCTGCAATCTTCAAGTCAGGATTTTTGCCGAGAGCCCAAGCAGGGAACGCACGTGAAATAATCTCTGATTTCCCGTGCTGCGGTGGCATAAACACCATTAAGTTCTTTATTTTCCCTTCAAGCAGCATCTGACAACGCTCAGCTATAAGTCTGTGAAACCATTCTTCCTGATACTTCGGATTGCTGTAACCGAGAAAGCACGCAAAAGACGTTGGAGCTTCGAGCCTTAGTCTCATCTGCTTCAACTGCAATATACGTTGCATTCGCTCGATTGCGCTCATTCATTATCTTCTTTCGTGTCTATATCTTTCGAGTTCAGTTTGTCGAGACGTGCGATTTCAGCATTGATTTCGTCAATCGTCATTTCGTTATCGTCTCTGTCTCTGAGATGAATGTCATTGCGCTGTCGTTGCTGATAGTGTTCAGGGTCGAGATTAGTCAGCAAGAAGATAGCGGCACCGACATTCGGCGCATAGTGAACTGTTCGTCTTCGCATCTTGCGTATGCGTGGGCGGTTCGCATCATTCGCATCGGGCGTGTACTCTGTTTCTTCAAGCACTTTGTCATATCCTTTTGCCGTCTGTGCGAGCGTAACAGAGAGTTCGAGCGTGAGCGTCTTCTTGTACGCTTCACGCCCTTGCTCGATAGCATCGGCGAAGTCTCTGCGCTCACGCAGCCAACGATAGTATGTGCGTTGGTCGATGCCGAGAGACTTCAAGAAGTCTGTGAGCGTAGAGCCGCCGTAGTCAATCAAGCCGTGAGCCGAGATGTACTCACGTGCTTGCTCGCACGTGTTCTTTCTGTACTTCATAGAGAGCGAGTGATTAGTATTCAGTGATTTTGCCGCTCTCTGCGCCTACGTGAATGAAGTGAGCGATGTTATGCTCAGTTCCTGCGTAGAAGCAGTAAACGGGTTCAACAGAGCCAAAAAGCGGCATTCTGAGAGTGAAGTTCGCACTCTGCACTCTGCGAACGAGATTTGCTTCGTTCAGTCGTGCAAGCACTTCATTGAGGTTGATGCGCACGACTGCCGCCATTGGTTTGTCTTCGCACCACATCTTATTGACTTTCTTAGCGACAACTTCCTCATCTGCAACAGTGCATTCAATGGTTGTCGGCTTGCCGTCTTCCATAAAGAGCGAAGCCATAAAGATGTTGTCAAGCACACGTGGTTGATAGTCGCCGTCAGCGTCAGTCGCAAGTGTCGCCTGAATTTCGAGCGGCAGCGATGCAGGAAAAGCCTTGTTCGCAGCTGCATTCATCAACGATACGATTGCATCGAAGTCGAATGTTTTCTCACTGTTGCTCTTTTGAGCATCAAACTGATAACGTTTCATTTCTTAGTGAATTAAGTGAATAATTGAGTTATTTATCGTGTTCTTTCTTGAACTCGTTTCTGTCTATTTTGTGCCAATCTGCATCTGTCTTCGGGTACGGCTTCGAGAGCTTCAAAATCTCTTTGCGCATCTTCTTGTCGAGAGCGTAGAGATACTTGCGCTTTCCTTGCGTGATGTGCGGTCTTGCGTTCGGGTCGTAATACTTCTTCAAGAACTGCTCACGTGTGAGACCTTTCAGTCCGCCGTGTTCTTTCACCCAATCTGAGATGATGCGCCCGTGATAGCGTTTGCCGTGTATCCACCAACTGCTATCGTGCTGATTGAGCAGATTGGTTCCCGTATAGATGAAGTTTGTCGCCTGATAGATTGTTCCCAAGTGGTTTTGGTCGCAGTCTGCATACGAGACAACAAGCCTGCAAAGCGGACAATCTTTCTTCAACTGCTTCAACGACATCGAGACTGCTTTTGACGTGCATTCTTGCTTGCCGTTCAGAGCGACACGAACGAGTTCAAGCACGCTGCCTTGCGGCAGATTGTAGCTGTTGCCGATGTTGTTGTTCGCTCCCGTGCCGTAGAGAATGACACCGCACCACTCATCGCTGTCGTTATAGACGTTGTAGCCGAGCGTGTTCACTGGCACTGCTTTCGCATAGTGAAAGTGCATACACGCATAGCGTATCGCCTTGTTTGAAGCAATCGTCAGTCTCATAGCTTACCGCCGCTTATGCTGATTGTACACTTGAACTCATCTTTCAGAGCATCTGCGTATTTCTGTTGAAACTGCTCGATGTCTCTCTCGCTGTCGAACGTCAGCTTTGCGACAAACGGCTTATCGTCTCTCTCGCCGTCAAGCTCATCATCGCCGATGAAGTCTTCGGTGCTGATTTCTTCTTTCGCAAATGTCGGTATATCAACGCCCCACTCAGTGAGCTGCGCTGCGTCCCATTCGTTTGCGAGCATATCCCAATCGTACTGACCGAACGAGTTGTTGTCGAGAATAGCGTAAGCGCAAAGACGCTCTGTCGGCGTGTCTTCATCATAGATGATGCACGGCACTTTCTCGAACAGTTGCAGCTCACGCATCGCACGCAGTCGCATATTGCCGCAGAGTACGACATAACGTCCGTTCAGCGGATAAACCTTGCACGGGTTGTATTTCAAATTCTCAGGGTACGTCTCGATGTTTCGTTTCAGCTTTGCGAACTTATCGTCTTGAATGAGACGTGGATTTTCAGGCACGCCGTCAATCTGCCCGTCATTCGTGTCGAGCAGAGAAATCGGAATGAGCATAACCGACTGAGCGATTTCGAGTTGTCCGTTACCTTTCATAGTGTTATACTTCTATTTTTTGGAGACAAAGATAAGAAAAAGAGTGCGTATTAGGCACTCTTTTCCTCAAAAAAAAGAAAAATTTAACAAAAAACGGCGTTTTCAGAGCAGATAACTGTCGATTTGTGTCTTGAAATCGTCAAAAGAGCGGCAAATGATGTATTTGTAGCCTGCATTCTCGACTGCGCTCTGCCACGTCTTTTGCGATGCACGCTGCACGCCGTTCTTCGTCTTCATCTCGATTGCGAGACCGTGAAAGTGCTTCGCAGGGTATAAGAGCAGCAAGTCTGAGACACCTGCCGTAACACCCTCTGCTTTCAAGATTGCGCCCTCGATGCGCCGTCTTGCGCCGCCATTCGGCACGCTGAACAGCAACAGAGCGAGCTTCGGATATTGCAGCCTGAACCACTTCACGCAGTCTTGCTGTATCTTGCTTTCAACGTGTCTCATCTTTGCTGAATTATCTGTGAGTTGTCGTATCGTTCTTCGCCCTCGTAGTTGTGTCTGTCTTCGTAGTTGATGAGTACGTCTTCGATGTTGCCCTCGCTGTCGTACTTGACACGCAGCTGCTTCAATGCGAAGTCCCAATGTTCGAGCAAAGCACGCATCTCATTGAGCAGCGTCTTGTGCAGAAGGTCTGCTCTGTCCTGGCGGTTCAGTTCGATTGCTGTCTTGATTTCTGCCATAGTCATTGAGTGTGTTTAGAACGGTAAATCGTCTTTGCTCTCATCGTCAGACTGTTGCTGAGCGTCTGCGTACTGTGCTTGCGGTTGTGCAGTTGCTTGCTGACTGCTCTGCGTCTTTCTGTCGAGCATCTGAATTGTCTCTGCTTCAATCTCTGTCGTGAAGCGGTTCACGCCGTTTTTGTCAGTGTACTGTCGTGTGCGTATCTTGCCTTGAACGTAGAGCTGCGTGCCTTTGCTGACGAAACGCTCTACGACATCGGCGAGACTGCCCCAAATGACGATGTTGTGCCACTCTGTTTTGTCGGGTATCTGCACACCGCTGCGTGTCGTGTAGCCTTTCTCAGTCGTAGCGATAGAGAATGATGCGACTTTTCTTCCTGATTGTAGTGTCTGCACACGTGGCGCATCGCCAACGTAGCCGACAATTATTGCCATATTTACTGATGCCATAGTCTGTTAATATCTGAAATCTGTGAAGTGAATGATAATGCCGTTGAACGTCTTGCTCTCTGAGCAGTCGCCGAAGAACCACTCTTTGAAGTCTTCGGGCGAGAGACCGTCATTGTGCGCAAGATTGAGAATGCCGAAGTCTTCGAGTTTCTTCGTGCCGTCAATGAGCGCAGTGATTGTGTCAGTGTCTTTGTCATAGCGCAGAGAGATGCGCTGATAGCCGAGCTTCTTGATGCGCTCGATTTCTTCCTGCTTGCTGCGGTACGGTGCCGCCGACCACTGACGAACAGAGAGAAAGAAACGCCCTGCATTGATTTTCTCGATGTTGTGTTGCCACATATCGAAGTTGTGCCGAATAGTGTGCAGCTTGCGCCAACCGTCTTTGTCGTGCAGCGTGTTTGCGAGCTTTTCTGCGAAGTCTGTCGGCTGACCGCTCTTTGAGTGCTTCTTCGGGAACTTCTTCGATAGTGTGATGATTACTTTCTTTTCCATTTTCATTTGTGTGTTACCTTTCGTTTTCGTTGAACTCATTTCCGAACAGATTGAGCTGTCGTTTCTGTTCCTGCTCATCGAGCAGTGTTTCGACACGCTTAATCTCATCGTCAATCTCTTTCTCGATTGCCTTGCTCTTTTGCAGAGCTTGCGTGCTGCGAGTGCGGAAGTACTCTTTCTGTGCTTCACGCATCGCTACGACCTTGCTGTAAAACTGACGTGCATTCATCGTTTCTCAGCTTTACCCTCTGCAATAGTGCTTTCGTGAAGCAGCACATCGACAATCTGCGTTTGCTCGATTTTCTCGACTTGACCGTTCACGGGTGCATACAGCGTCTCGACTTCTTTCAGCGCAGCCGCAAGACTGACATTCTGAACGAGCGCATAGATACTGTGCTTTTTCTCTTTCAGCGTCTTTTCGTCAATCGAAATCATTGCGATTTTCGCTTTGTAGAAGTAGAAGTCTCCCTCGCCTGATAGACGCACTTCATCGAGCTTCATCTTGCTCACGGCTGCGACTTCGCAATCGCCGTACGCTTCAAGCTCTGTCATCGCTCTCTGCTCTGCTTCGGCGAACGTCAGTGCATCAACGAGATAGTGTTCACTCACTTTCTTTTGAAAACCTTTCTCGTCGGTTTTCTCACTTTTCACTTTTACTAAAATCCATTGCTGTGTCATAACTCATTCTGATTTTGATGTTTGAATTTACTGCTTTTTAATTTCTTCGGCACTTTCGGCGCTCACTGTCTTCATCTTCGCCTGAATTTTCTCGCTCATCAACGATTGCAGTGCTTTCCATACGAGAGCGGCGACTGCATTTCTCTGATTTGCAGAAAGTTGCGAAGTTCTATCCTGCACACGCTGAAACTCAGCGAGCAGATAATCGACATTCAGATTTCCCTCACGTCTGATTTTCAGTATCGGCGTTGAGCGCAGTCGTTGGTCTTCTTTGAGCGACTTTTCGACTAAATCATAGTGCTTTTCTTGCGCATCGATGACTTTTTGCAGATGCGTGCGCAGCTCTTTGTCTTGCAACAGTTCTTCGAGAATAAATTCTTCTTCGCCGCTTGCTTCGACTTGCTGCTTGCTTTTGTTTGTAGCTTCTTCTTGCTCTTTCATAATTGCGATTTTTTAATTTTGATTGAATAAGTTCGGTTCACGTGTGAACGTCTGTTCACGCTGCTTTGCGATTGCGAGACGCACATTGCGAATGGCGCACTCACGACCGTAGAGCGACTGTTCATAGTCTCTCAGCTCATCTTCCGTCTGTGCGACATAGTAGCCGTCAGACGTAGCAACGAGACACGGAACGAGAGCGTTCAGGCGAATGTAGTTGATGACTTTTCTCACTCTGACATCTGAGACACGATATTTGTCTTTGAGCATTCTCACGATGTACTTGTTTGTTACGGCGCATCGTTTTCCGACTTTGCACCTTAGACCTGCGACCAAGACGGGAACGAGAGTTTGCAGCTCGTATGCGTTCAGTTCTTCGGTCTGCTTTTCAAATCCTTTCAGCATATTCTACGATGTTTTATTATTCTTGATATTATATTATATTCTGTTGTTATACTCTACGATTTTATAATTATTCTTAGCCTTCGTGCGAGCATTCTGCGATGACGTATGGTGCAGCGCATTCGTGAACAGCATTCTCGATTTCTGTGAAGTCTTCGAGATGATAGAAGTCTCTGACGATTTCATAGTGTGCGCATACCAAGCCGTATGCTTCGAGCGCAGAGTTCGCTGCTACGATGCACATACCGCCGACATAGCCGCCTTTCGCTTTGCAGTAGAACAATCTCAGTCGTTGTGTCTGTTTCAGTTCCATACGTCAGTCAGAGTTTATCGTGTTCGAGAATGTCGAGACCATAGATTTTCGCTGCTCTGTATTCGAGATTGCAGCCTTTCGATGACTGCCAAGCGTGGTCGAGATAGATAGCATCGCACGTGAGCAGTAGCGAAATGCAGCGTCCGAGAGCTTCGCTTTCGCTCACTTCGTGTTCTTGCATTCCTGCCGTTGTCGGCACTGCATCGAGAAAGCTGACAATTTCTGTGTCTTTGTCGTAATCGTCAGCGATGATTGATTTGAGCAGCTTGCAGCGTTGCCTTGCTGCTCTCTGCTTTTCAGCGAACGTTCTTTCTGAGCGTGCGTTGATTGGTGTTGCAATGTAGATTTTCATTGTTGCTTCGTTTTATTTGTTGATTATGTTATTTCTTCTTAGGTAGCAAATCTTCGATGTTCGCCCACCTGATTACATTGTTGCTGACATAGTACACGCAGCGGTAATCGTAGCCGTGTCCTTTTTTGTACTTCGCTACGCCGTAGAAATGCGGCTTGTAGGAAGTCAGATTGCTGATGTCGAACTCTGCAAGCACTTCGGTGCCGTCTTCGGGCGTTTCTGTCTGCGCATCGTGCCACACGCTGTCGAGACGTGTGAACTCCAAGTCGTTTGTGTGTATCGGGTGCTTTTCCCAATCGTAGCTGACGAACTCTCTGAAATCGTCTTTCTCAGCGTTGTACTGCTCACCGACTTGCAGATAGATTTTCTTCGGTTCATTCATTGTTCGTTTCCTTTCTCGTTGATGTTCGCTTTTCTTTGTATCTCTCAGTGTGCGCAAGCACAAACTCGATGTCTGTGTCAAAAACTCTGTTCGCACACCACGTTACTTCGTCAAGCTCATTGAAGTCCACGTTTCTGATTTCATCTTGCGTCAGCTCACCGACTTGCAAGAACACTCTTTTCGGTACGTTTTTCATTGTGCGTCTCCTTTCTCGTTTTCGTAGATGTTGCCGACAACTTCAATCTCTTTGTTGTAGATGTCAGATAAAGACAACAAAGTTTCTTCGTCTTTATCCTTGCGATAAAATGCGAATTGCAGTTTTTCATCGAACCATACAACTGTATAGTTCTTCTTTGTTCTACGACCATAGTGCGGCATAGCTTTTACGATGTCGCCCTCGAAGATTTCAACGCCGTTGATGTCTTTGATGCCGATGTACTGTCCGATTGTTTTCGTGTCGATATTGAACGTCATATCGTATTTCGTGCTTACGATTTGCGTTTGCTTGCCGACTGTTCGCAGGTCGCCGTATCGCCATAGACCTGCGCCGAATGCTCTGAATTTGATTTCTCTTTTCATTCTGAATTGCGTTTTTTAAGTTTGTTATTTTTGCGTTTCCTGCGTTTTCCGAGCGTTTCAGTGTTTCGGTCGATAAAGTCTTCATCTTTTCGCTGAAAGTTCAGGAGAGAGCAGGAAAACGTCATTTTTGACCTCTGTACGATGAGTTCTCGAAGATGATTGTCGTCATCATCTCACGGAAGCGGTCTGCGATGCGGTCGCCGTAGCGTTCACGTATCTGCTTCTTGATGAGATTAGTCGTTATCACCGTTGTCAGCTGCTCATTGTAGCGGTACGTCAGCAAGTCGATGACTGGCGAGATGATGTTGCCGTAGTCAAGCACTTCGGTCGGTTCTTCGCCTAAATCGTCAATCGTCAGCATCGGCACGCTGCGCCACTGCTTGAACTGCTCGTAATGCTCTCTGTTCAGTCGTGTCAGCTCTTTCGCATCGATGATGCGCATCGCCATTGCATCGCCGTAAGACGATTTCAAGTTCAGCACATTGATGAGCGATGCGATTGCTTTTGCGAGCGTTGTCTTGCCGTTGCCTGGAAGACCGCAGAGCAGCAAGCCGAACGTCTGTTGCTCAGTGAGCCACTGTGCGCTCGTAGCGATGTAAGACTGCAACAGAGAGCTGTCTGCAAATGGTTGCCGTCTGTGAGCAACCTCAGCCTGATACGCTGCGCTCAGTGCGTCTTGCGTCTGTTCGAGCGTCAAAGGGAAATCAAAAGTCCCCTTGATAGTCTTGCGCCGAAGTAGCAATGATTTCAGCGCCGCCACGTTTATTTTCTGAGTTTCCTGCATTGTCATTCTTGTTTTTGTTTGTTTTCTGTTTTCTCTCACTATTTCTTTTCTGCCAAGTCGCTACGGCAGCGTGCCAATTCTTCATCTTGTTCGAGCCTACGAACCAACCTTTGCTTTCGTAGAAGTTCACGAACTGCTCAGCATCTACATCGTACCCTTTTTCTTGAATATAAATTTTGACTTCTTCGATAGAGGGAGGAAGAAAGCGTGAAACGCTTTTCTTCTTTATACTTTCTTCTTTTATATTATTTTCTTTATATTCTTTATTATTCTTATAGGGCGTATCATTTTGCGTATCACTTTGTATATCACTTTGCGTATCATTTTGCGTATCACTCGCACCGCTAAAAATGCTCGTATGTGCTTTATTTTCAGTGTTTTTCTGCGTATCACTTTTGGTGCAGTCCTGATAATCATTATATTTCACAATTTTGAACACGTTTATCGGTTGCGTGCAGATACACTCAATGCGCTCATCGTCAATCATCTCTGCAATGCGCTTGCGAACAGTGTTGATGCTCATCTGCCAACGCTGAGAGAGTTCTTTGAACGAGATTGCAACCTGACCACGCTCGATGACGACCTTGATGCCACGGATATAGAACAGACGCTGCGGTCGCCATTCGGCGAGCAGTAACAAATCGACCCAACATTGGCATCGACTGAACCGCTCGCCGAAGTAGCCGTCCATCTCTGTTATCTTGCGACTGAGCTTGATATACCCGTAATCGTCCATAATCACGCAAGCAGATAATCACACCATAAATCGAGAAACGCTTTGCCGCAGTAAATCGCTAACTCACGTGTTTTGAAGGCGAGCCGAGACCCGAAGTTCGTGTACGAGTTCGATGATGCGTAGTACGAGCCCGCATAGGCGAGACCGCCGTACGCATACGCATTGTTGTACGCACGACCAACGACACGGCACTCTTCCTTATCATCTTCATCGAGTGCTTCATATTCTTCTTTCGTGTAGAAGTAGAACCACGGATAATAGCGATACTCATTATCTGCGTATGTCGGTTTCCACCCCTCATTGAGAGCTTCGCAGATAGTGCAGAGCTTCATATATGCTTTCACGTGTTCAGGTAGGTCGAGCAAGTCGCAGTCGTGTCGTTCGCCGAAAGCATTCTCTGTGTGAAAAGCGAGTTCGCAGCTGTCAAGCATCGGCACTTTGTGCAGCAACTTGCAAGCGTCTTCGTATGACTTCACACGCTCTGTTATCGGTCTGTTGTCCGCTTCGTCTGTCTGAACGTCTTTGCCGAACAGAGCGTGCAGCACTTTCTTCGTGTTATCGTCTGCGATGCGGAACGCCGCAGATAGTCTTTCTTTTGAAATCTCCATTGTCTTTTCTGTTTTAATATGGGTTTATACTTAGAGTTGTCTCAAAGCCGCTCTCCGCTACGTAGGTCGTCTTTCCTGAGCATCTTTCGACCGTCTCGATGAATTGAAACTTCGATGAGTTGTTGCCGCTCAGATGAAGCAGAATGACTTCGTTCACGTCTGACAAATCGTTCGCAGTGAGAATGCCGCACGTTGTCTTCAATTCGAGATGCGAGTGCAGCAATCTGTCTTTCATCGATGCAGGAACAACACCGTTGTCGATGTTCGCTTGCAGAATTGCGTCAGAGTAGTTCGCTTCAATCATTATGTGCTGCATCTTCGGCAGCTTGTATTCGCACATCATCGTGTCTGTGATGAACAGCAAGCGACCCATTTCACGATGCTCGATTATGAATGCGAGACACGGCACATCGTGGCACATCGGCAGCGTGAAGACCTTGAAGCCGCCGATGACATAGCCGTGCAGCGGCTCAATGCTTTTGCAGCACACTCTGTTCCTCAGCTGTGCGCTCTCGAACACGTCTTCAAGCGCAAGTGTCGTGATGCCGCACGATAGAACGTCTTTGATGTACTTGCTGTGGTCTTTGTGTCTGTGGCTCACCAAGCAGCCGACAACGCCGCCGAGCGACCAGTGCAGAGCCTTTTTGACTTGCGTGAACTGAACGCCGCACTCAATGATGAGCGTAGAGCCGTCAGACGCTGTAAGCAGATAGCAGTTGCCGTCAGATGATGAGCCAAGACACTTCAAGACCATAGCGATAGTGAGAGTTAAAGTGTTAGTATTCGGGTTCGTCTTCTTCTTTCGTCTGAGCAGCTGCGTCAGCGTTCTTTATTTCGCCCGTATCAGCATCAACGACCTCGAATGACGCTGCATCGAGATTGATTTGCTGCACGTTCGCATTCTCAGCGATAAGGTCGTTTCTGTCTGCTTCGCTGCTCTCGATTTCGTGTGAGATAGCGTCTTGCATCTCGACTGAGAGATAGCCGTAGTGAGAGAGCAGACGGCGAAGACACGTCTTGATTGCCATATCGTTGAAGTTGCCCTCCCAACCGACTTTCTTCGATGCAGTCTGCGACTGTGCGAGTGCTTCGAGCTGTTCGACTGTCGTGTCCTTGCGCACTGACGGCGAATAGCGTTTCGCATACTTTGCCATATCGCTGAGCGACATATAGAGCGTCTTCGAGAAACCGTTCAAATTCTCGATGTAGGCGAAGTAGCCGACAACTTTGTCAGAGGTGCGCTTGCCGCTGAAATCAATCGTGCCACGCAGCTTATCGACTGAGAGCAGTTCGCCCTCATAGACCACGTCTGCGTTGATTGTGCGATACTGTCCCGTGCGCATAGCGAGCTGAATGTAGCCCTTGTAGCCTGGAACGAATGTCGGTGTCGGCACTTTCGTCCACGACCCGTCAGCGTTCTTGACGCTGTTGTTGAAGACAACGATGTAAGCGAAGCCGAGTGCCTTGTTGAGCGGCAGTTTCATAACAGCTGCACGCAGAGCTTCGGCGATGACTGCTTGCGGTGCGCAGCCTTGCAGTGCTTTGTCCGAAGTCCAAAGGTCGATGATTGATGCGATGAATGCGTCTTTGTGTTCGTGCAGCGCATTGTTGAACTGTTCTTGAACTGACGGTGCATTGAGCATCGATTTCAGCAGCTCAATTGGTTTGTGCTGCTTCGTGACCGCATTGTTTTGCTGAGCGGTCGGCAGATTTCCATTCTGTGCCATAATTGCGTTGAATTTAGAATTGTGAAACATAAAAAATTGATTATTGAACTGTCAGCGTCTCATCGTCAGAGACAACGAGACGTATCATTTGTGAACGTGTAGAGAGCAGCGTGTTCACTGCTTCGGCGTTGTCGCAGAATACGGGTGCCGTTATCTGCTCGAACTCGCATATTGCGTTGATGATGTCGAGACCGCCGTTGATTTTGCCTGCGTTGTTCAGGTCTGAGTACGGCACGCCGTCAATCGTAGCGATGCACGTCTCGACTTCGCCGCCGTTGATTTGTTGCTCGAACATTTTGAACTTGACCAACTTGAACAGACCGTTGATGCGCTGCTCGATAGCTTGCACACGTGCTTTGCTGAACGCTGCAATCGTGAACTCGATGCCTTCGAGACGTGCGAGTTCTTCATTCTGCGAGCGAAGCAGCGTTTCAAGCTCCTTGATGCGTGCGTCATTGCGCTCGATAGTTTCTTTGCGAGAGAGACGTATTTTGAGTTGTGAGAGTTCGTCAGAGAGAGACTTCTTTTTCGCTTTCAGCTCATCAACGTCAGGCATAGCAACAGACTGCGAGATTTCGCCCGTGAGAGCTTCAATCTGCGCCGACAATGATTTGTGCTGCTCATCTGCTTCAATCGCAGGAGATGCGTCAGGAACGCTCAATTCCTTGCTCTCCGATGCGCTTGCTTGCAGCGTCTGCAACTTCGCTTCGAGATTTGCGATGCTCTGAGCGCAAGCGTTGATGTACTGCTCTGTCTGCTTCATCTTTTCAGTGTTCAGCTTGCCTTGCTCTGTATTCTTAGCGAGACGCTGCGCCTTTGTCTGATTGAAATTCTCAGTCATCTCACGCTGCTTCGCTTCGATGTCTTCAATGTCGAGCGGTCGTTTGCACGTTGGGCAGATGAATGCGTTGTCATCGAAAGTCAGCGTCTCTGACTTGATAGCACGCCATTCAGCGATGAGTTTCTGACGGTTCTCAGTCAGCTGAGCAAGACGCTGCTCATTCTCTTTCTGCATCTCTGTGATGCGTTGCAGCTCTGCTTTCTGTTTGTCGATTTCGTTTGTCAGTTTCAGCTGCTCAGCATTCTGCTTGTAATAGTCTGCGCTCACACGCTCTCTGATTTGAGCTTCGAGAGCGAAACGCTGCGAGCGCAGTGCTTCAATCTCACGCTGCTTGTTCAGACGTGCCTGGCTTGCGCTCTCATACGCTGCGTTTTTGTCAGCAATCTGTGCGTCAATCTGCGAAAGCTGATACTCTTTGTCAGAAATGGCGGTCGTCAGCTCCAACCAATTCTCTGCTTCGGGCATATCTCGCTTTCTCTCATCGATGCGTTCGGGTATCGCTTCAATCTCAGCCTTGATGCGCCGCTTCTTGTTGGCGATTTCACGCTTGTATTCGTCCATAGTCTTTCCCGTCAGCTGAGAAAGCAGCGTCTCGAACTCTGCGTTGCCGCTTGCGATGTCTGCGTCAGAGACATCACCTGCCATACGAAAGAGCATCGAGCGTTGCACGTCTGCTTTTTGCTGCGAGAAATAGAGCGGATTGGTGATGAACTTGAACGTCTGCTCAGGGCAGATGTCCGCAATCTTAGCATTCCAATCTTTCAGCGACATCGGCACCTCGTTGTACAAGCGTTCTTCTTCGTGTCCCGTGAACTCCTCTGTCGCAGAACCACGCTTCTTGACCCACTTTTCGACAAAGCGTCTGCGCAGCGTGATTTCGTCAGTGCCAACAGTCAGCACTGCGCTCACTTCGTGCGGCAGTCTCTCGATAGCGTTGCCGTTGCTGTCGAGCGTCTTGATGTTGAACGCCTTGCGGTCTTCGCTGTCCTTGCCGAACAGCAACCACGTGAACGCATCGAAGATTGTTGTCTTGCCTGAGCCGTTCTTGCCGAGAATGCTCGTTACATCATCGTTGAAAGTGATGCTCACGTCTCTCAGACCTTTGAAGTTCGTGAGAGACATCTGTTTCAGTTTGACTTCTTTCATTTGCATTGTTGTTTTGATAGTGAATGATTAAAAATTGCCTATTTTCGAGTACGTTGCAGCCTTAGAGTTGATTTCAGAGTTTGACGGTATTCGCTCTGAGAGCAGATATTTCTCGACCTCAGATTTGCGGAAATACACGTTTCGTCCCTGCTTGTAGTACGGCAGCGCACGTTCGCTGCACAGATGCCGAACACGGCTCTCAGAAACGCCTATCAACAAAGCGACTTCCTGCACGTTCAGCACGTCTTTTGAGCCGAGCATAACCAAACGCTCGATGCGCTCCAATCTTTCTTCTACGCTCATACGTCATCTTCATTTATCATTGCGCTGATTTCAGCGATTTTGCCGCTTTCGTCCCAACGGGTGAGCAGCTTGTAGAACACGTAGCCTGCACCGAAGCCGATGACTTTCGATGTGAGCATCGTCAGACACCAATTCTGCACATCTTCGGCAGGTTCAGAGAATATGCCGACAAACATAACGAATGCGAGCAGCGTCAGCACGTAGTAACGCCAATTCAACAGTATCTTTTTCATAATTCAGTGTTTTGCGCATCGTTCTTCGGGAAAAGCGATGCAGGTTCAACTTTGAAGTGATTAGCAAGAATGCTCTTTGCAAGCTCATCGGGTTCTTGACGACCAACGAGCCACATCTTGACGGTGTTTGCAGAGCGGTGCGTAAGCGAAGCGACCTCCTCGATGAACGACTGAGCAGGTGTCGGCTTGCTCTTTGCGCTCTCATACAGCTCTTTGAAACTTTTGTTTTTGCACATATTTTTATAATTTTCTCGTTAAATGTTCGCTTGTTAAGCACTATTTTTGTAAATTTGCAGCGCACTTTTTCGAGTGTTGCAGCAAAACAAATCTGTATTGCGCTGCAAAGATACGAATTTATTTCGTAAATATGCAAGCGTTTCGTGAAAAAATTTCATAAGATTTTTTGCAGATTTGAGTGTTTAACTGTTTAACTTATTGATTATGAACACAATAGAACGAATTAAAAAATTTCGAGAAAAACGCAATTTGACACAGCAACAGTTTGCTGATATGTGTGGTGTATCACTCCGAACAGTGCAGAATTGGGAAAAAGGCAGACCTATTTCCGAAAGTACACTCAAACTCATTTCGTCTTTGATAGACGATGAATGTGAAACCATTTCGCAAATTGCGTCTAACGGAACGAATGTTTCGGGCAACCAAAATCAAGTGAACGCATCATCGACACTTGACAAAGCGATTGACGAAATCTCAGAGATGAGAAAGCTGCTTGCCGAAGCGATACGCAATAACAAAGAGCAAGCAGATAAGTTTTTCACAATAATAGAAAGGGTATCGAAATGAAAAGAATGCTTTTAATGTTCGCCGCTATGTGCTTGCTTACTGCTTGCGGCGGCGATGACGAAGAAGAAGTGTTGCAACAAACAGCAATCGAAGACACGCAGTTGAAGAATGCGCTCTCTGCACTTGACGGCGTGTGGTTCTATGAAGAAACAGTCATCAACGACATCAAGAAGAATTGGCGCATCACCTTTTCTGTTTACTCATCGCAGCAAACGATACTCTCTGCTCACAACAATACGGGCGGTGCGTTTGACGGCACGATGAACTACGTCTTCACATACAACAACAGCGAAGACGAACGCTCTGACTATTACTTCTACCTGAGACCGACATCTGACACATCGGGAAAACTCTACGCCTACGGCAAAACATCTGACGGCACGTATAGCATCACCGACACGAAGCAGATGACGTACAGACTGAGCGGCAGCACGCTGTATCTGTTGCTGCCATACGCAAACGAAGAACGACCATTCACTAAACAGCAATGAGTATGAAAGTGAACATCAATGAATTTCAGACGAAGTACGGTGCGCTCATTCCGCAGGACATCGCAGCGCACTTCAACGACTGCTTTCTCTCAGGCGTTGAAGAAACAGACGTGCGTGATACCGTCTTCGATGAGATGAAAATCGAGCAGTTCTACAATGAGCATCAACAGCTCAGACCGCAGACTGATTGGCAGACGGTTGCGCTTTCTCGCAAAGTGATAGACCTTTTGCGTTCTTATATTATAAATAAGGTACAAAAAAGCGATGTCGATGCGCTGATTAAGCAGATTGCAATCATCATCGATGCACGCAAAGTGAAGAACGAAGACGCACACGAACTCGAAGCACTGTACGATGACGTGATGTGGCTCAAATGCGACATTTTGAAGTATGAGTAAGCGCAGAGTATATTCACAGACAACGCTCGATGTGATGCAGCGTTTCTTCGATGCGTTCGCAGAGTGCAAGCAACGAAAGCTCATCGGCACTGTTACCGAGTACTGCTCGCAGCACAGCATCGACAAAGCGCACTTCTACACGCAGCGCAAAGACCTGAACAGAGGGTTCTTTGAAATCGGATGGGCGGTGCCGCTCATCGACCATTGCGCCGTCTCTGCACATTGGTTGCTGACGGGCAAAGGAACGATGTTCCTGCAATAATGCGCAGAAATTACGCCTTTACAAAAAAAAGAAAGGTCAGAGACTTAATGAAAGCTCCGACCTTTCTTTCTGTTCAAAGCGTGTCATTTTGTAACGCTTTGCGAGCATTTTCGTGAGCGCACGAAAATGATGAGATGACTACGATTTGTCGTCATCTGATTTCTGATTGCCGAGAATGTCAGGTATGTTCGCCACCGCTTTCTGCTTGTTTTTGTCAAGCACCTTTGTGTAGAGCTGCGTTGTCGATAGTTCACGATGACCGAGCAGCTTGCTGACTGTATAGATGTCAGTGCCTAAGTCGAGCATCATCGTAGCGAACGTGTGCCGTGCGCAGTGAAACGTGATGTCTTTGTCGATGCCTGCACGCATACACCATATTCTGAGCGCAGTGTTCGTGCAAGTCGGCGAGTGAATGTCAGTGAACGGGTGTTCGTCAGGCTTGCCACGCTTGCCGAGCAGCTGAGCAGCTTGCGCAGTGATGTCGAGATATTCCTGACCTTTTGTCTTCACTTGCTTGAAGATGATGCGAGTGAAGCCGCTCTGCTCGTAGATTTCGCTCCACGTGAGATTGATGACATCGCTTCTTCGCAGACCCGTCAGACACGAAAAGAGAAACGCACGCTTGATGCCTGGATAGTCGCAGTCTGTCTGAGCGAGCTTGCGCACTTCTTCGATTGTGAGATACATTCGTGTTCCCTCCTCAGGCTTGAAATTCTCGATGCCACGCATCGGGTTGTGTGCGATGATGCGGTCTTCAAACGCCTGATTGAGACACGCACGCAGCTTGTTGAAGTAAGAGAGCTTCGTATTGCGTGCGAGCGGTTTGTCTTTGATGCGCTTGCGGAAGTCGTGCGACCAAGCGCACGCCTCGTTGTCGAGATAGTTCTTGAAGCCTTGCACCCATTCGGGCGTGATTTCAGCAAACGTGATGTTTTCGTCTTTCTCGTATTTGAGCAGATGATGCAAGCACGAATACCAATTGCCCCAGTTGCCACGGCTCTCAACGCCGAGACGCTTGTTGCACATTGCACGATAGTACGGGTAAAAGAGCGTTTCAGGCGCAAACTCAGACTGAAACTCGAACCTCTTATTCTGCATATCAACGATGCGCTTTGACTTGATTGAGTTCGCAAGCTGCATCGTCTGTCTGTTTTTCTCTTTGTCTTGCTTCGTGCGTTCGGGTACGAGATAGAGCTTCAAGAACTCATACTTGCGCTTGCCGTTGAAGTAGATGTCGAGATAGAGAGAGATGTTGCCGTTGCTCAGCTTCTTTTGTCTGACGTGTATCGGCTCTTTGATTTTCTTTTCTTTCATTGCGTTGTCATTTTAAGATTGTTATTTTGTTACCCAAATTTTGCGAGAAACAAAATAGTAACACAAATATAGCATATCTACAACAAATAAACGACAACTTTTGAATTTTATTGTTTTTGCTTGTAATTTGCTTTTTCGCCTGATAGTATGCTATTTATATGCCGTTGTCGTGTCGCTTGCGTGCGCTCTTATTTGCAGACGAAATCCGCCGTTACTTTCCGACGCAGAAATGCGAGAAAATATTGGTGA